GGGACTTGGCAAAGAAGATATTTATGGAGTCCAAAAAACTCATTCTCATTCTCACAATGTATGGGATTGGATATAATATGTTGTCCTATTTATCGGGGTATTCAGTCCCCACTGGAATTGCTAAAATCAGTCTTGGCACATTTATGGCATATACATTATTCGCAATGGCGACCCTATTAGGTGGAACCTTTATGTATGAATATCAAAAAGAAGATGTTAAAGTAACTGATTCTTATTACAGTATATTCTCCATTATTAGTATTGTATTCGGTTATTTAATGGCCGGATTTTGGTAAATGATATGTTTATACCTATAAAAATATCATTGACATAATACACGACGACCATTCTTATATACGGGAACACAATACATATCCTCTACGATTTCATTCGCACGAGTATGAGTTCTGTAGGGTTCACGCGCGGCCTGAGTTGCGTCATATTTTAATCGCATTATTCGCGTGCTGGCGGAGACTGCCCCCTGTGTGCTAAATCCCGCGTTATTCGGTTTATATGTGGCGAGATTACAGTTCTCCACACATCCGCCACTTCTAAACTCTGTTGCGCTCTCTTGTTGAGAGAAGGTATATGATTTTTGCTCTATAGTTTGACATTTTTGGCGCATATATTCTGCGTGAGAAAATGCGTAGTTCTTATCCGGCACCGCCGGCGCAGATTTAGTCACAGGACGGCAACACCCGTCTCTCACATATTCCTGATATCCGCCATCACACGAACAATCCGTGACTTTGCGACTATAAGAAGGATTATTCTCTTTAAATTGCTGTGATTTATAAACCACAATTCGTTGAAGAGTTTCCAGCATATGTATATTCCACAGATATTTATTTTAGAGGGGGATTATTTTGAACGGCAGTCTGAATATCCGACGATTGTTTCGCCGCTTGGTCTCCTACACTTTTAAGTCGTTCCTCATTTGTTTTCGCACGGTCACTCGTTTCATCCAATTCCTTCTTGAACTCACCATAATTCTTATTTAATACAGAAATATCGGACTGAACTTGGGTCACATTGACCTGCATTTTATTGACTTTGTCCACCACATCATCAACCGCGGTTTTTAATGAACGAATATTCGCCGCATTTTCAATAGGCATTTGCTCTTTATCACATTCCATTCCCTCTATGACTGGAAACATATTATAATATAAAATATACAATACGAGTATTAAAAAGACTAAATATACAAGCATATAAAATAACAAAATAAAAAATAAATATATAGTATAATGTCCAGTTTATTTTCCCAAATTACACAAGGATTAGAAAATGTTGAAGAAGAATTTTTGGGACCCGATTATAACTATGTTCGCTTTATTAAATCCCCCGAAGAAATGGGAATGACCGGTGACGGCAATTTAAATGTCCTCGTTAAAGATATTCAGGGATTGGTCGCATACGTCCAACTTTTAATTACTGGAAGAGGAAACGCCAATAAAACGGGACAACCACTTGGAAATAAGTTCTTTTTAAAGACGGCCGGACAATGTAAAGATGTGCGAACGGGACAAATTGTAGACCGCCATATGTATATTAATAATCAACCTACCGGAAATATTCCACTTCTCTCTGATGCTACGGGTGCCAACTTCTCCACATTTGAGGGACTTATTCCAGGAGTGATTGGAAATTTAGACGCAGTCAATCCCTTGTTTTTATTCACCGCATTTACAGAAGGACAAGAACCCGACTGTGTCAATGTGACCCTTCCTACTATTGATAAAAACGGAAATGGCGGACAAGGAAACGGAAATGTTCCTATTGCTGAACTTCAACATATGATTAATACAAAGGAAGTTCCGCCCACAGTATTAAACGATGTCCCAAAAGAAACCTTTGTAAATATGCGAACCAAATATGAAGAATTACGGGATTTGATGGTCGCACAAGACAAATTAGACCGCACACTTCAAGAAAAACGGGACCCAATGGAATATATATTATACGCATCTATGGCTTCCTTAGTCGCATATGCGGGATGGCGTTATTTTATAAAAGATAATATTCGCCGTAATAAATAAATGAAAATTATTTTTTGTATTCCAGGAAACACATTTTGTAGCGAGTTTGTGAAATCGTGGACGGCACTCGTGGCCGAATGTATTAAACGCGATATTGAAATCACATTTGTAAACCGATATAGTTCAATGGTCCATTTTGCGAGAGCAATGTGTTTAGGGGCAGATGTTATGCGAGGAGAAAAACAAGCACCTTTTGGAGGAAAGAGAGAATACGATTATATTATGTGGATTGATAGTGACATTGTATTTAAACCGAGCGATTTTTTCCGTTTATTGGAAACACCTCACGAAATAACGTGCGGAAATTATATGATGAGCGACCGCACCCATACAACAACAGTCAAAGAATGGAATGAGACGTATTTCATCAATTCAGGAGGGGCATTTGAATTTATGACACCGGCGCATATTAAGAGAGAAAAAGAACGATATATAAAAGTAGCATATTCCGGTATGGGATGGATGCTAGTCAAGAATGGTGTGTTTGAACGAATTTCTTACCCGTGGTTCCATCACGATATCATTCGTATTGGACATATGGTAGATATGTGTAGCGAAGATGTCGCCTTTTGTCGAAATGCTGAAAAAGCGGGGATTTCTATATACGTAGATAAAACGATTTGGGTGGGACATCATAAATCATTTGTAATTTAATCGTTTATTGTATAATTTATAAAATATAGTATAAATTATATGTTTATTCCTAATAGAAGAAATACATTTTCATTACTTAATGTAGTTCAAAATAATCTTTCATCTAATGTCCCGATTAAAAAAACATACTCCAATGTAACAACTATACCTACAACATCTCAAATAAATTCTAATGAATATGATGTTAAACAAACAAATATTAACCAATTAACCAATGATATATATACGACTACAATTGAAGAATTAAAATCATATAGTATTGATGTATTAGAACAATATACTCCAACCATATTTAATAAAAAACCCAAATATATTGCGACCTGTATTGAAACACGATTTTTACCTATAATGTATCCTATTATTCTACAATTATGTAGATTTTTAACTAAGGAATGGAATATTATACTATATGTATCTGAAAATGTATATGCCGATTATAAAGAATTATTCCGCAATATTCAAATTAAAGTAAGAAAACTCACGTATCCTATTAAAGATGTGGCAACATATAATGAATACATGTTGAAAAATGACTTTTGGAAAAAGTTTATAAAATATGAGCGTGTTCTTATATTTCAAAGTGATACATTTATGTATCGGTATGGTATTGAAAAGTTTCTAGAATATGATTACGTTGGAGCTCCATGGCCTGAATCATTAAACCTAGCATGTAGTGTAGGAAACGGAGGATTTACATTAAGAAATCCCCGAGCATGTATACACTGTATTGAAAATAAACATAAAATTAAAATTCCTCATTATGCGAATTATTATAAAGATATAATAACGTTAAATGGAAATTTACCAGAAGATGTTATTTTTTCACAAGGAATGCATCAATTTGGATATAAAATACCTATACCACAAATCGCTCAATTATTTTCTATTGAAACGGTTATGTTTAATGAACTCTCTATAGGCTCACATCAATTAAATATTTTTAACCCACCTCTTTTTAATATAAAATATAAAAATAGCGTTATTCCATATTTTACATATAAAAATCCTAATATAGGCAATCATCGCTTTGGATGGAACTATGTATTTAATCAATTAAATACTACATTTAATAATTCAAATGGAATTTATTTAAATACGTGGTGTGATTGTGATTATATTTTTGAAAATACGGGTATTCCTAATCATAAAAAATGGGTTGGCATTTTTCATTTAACAAATTATAATTCTGTCAATTATTTTAAAGAATGTAATATTAATAATCTATTAAACAATAAGACTTTTATAAATGATTTACAAAATTGTATGGGAATATTTACCCTTTCACGATATATGAAGGACTATATTCATTCTATTCTTAAACTAATTGGTTATGGACATATACGAATATGTAATTTATATCATCCTATTCCATTTGTGTTAGAACCCTTTAATATTTTAAATCTATCTAGGATTAATACGATTATATCTATTGGAACTCAATTAAGAAGAATTCATACTATTTTTAAAATAAAAACAAAACATAGAAAAATATGGCTTCCTGGAAACGTTAATATTTCTTTATATCAACTTAAAAATGAATGTAAAGAATATAATATTACTCTTACAAAAGAAGAAATTCAAAGTGTAAAAATGCTAAATCTATCTAATGAAGAGTATGATAAAGCACTCATTAATGCCTTTATTATAATTGATTTATATGATGCTAGTGCAAATAATGCTTTGATAGAATGTATTTCAAGAAACATTCCATTTTTTGTTAGAAAATTACCTGCTGTAGAAGAGTATATTGGAACTGAATATCCGTTGTTCTTTAATTCAATAGAAGAATTAGAAGAAAAATTAGAGAATATGAATCTTATTAAAAGTGCTTATGATTATTTACAACAAAATACACAATATAAAGAACAAATCAAAATAAACAGATTTATATCAGATATATTAAACAGTGATATAACTAAATATATATTATCTCATTCATAAATATGAATTTTTATCTTCATCATCATGTGAAAAGACATATAATGATGTCTAATGAGTTTTTTGAAACTTTTATATTTGAAAATGCCTCATTTAATCGACCTCCTGATACAATACGAGTTGAAGATATTTATACGAATTATAAAGATAAACAAACATATGTCGATGGAATCATTCATTTTTATACTTCTGGAGAGAAGTTGTATTGTTATGACGGTATTCACCGTTTGATTACTGCTGAGAAACTCTATAAAGAAGGCATCCATAAAATGATGACGATTGATATTTTATATTCATCCGAAACGATTGCTCTACATCATTTTCAACAAATCAATAATCGAGTAGAAGTTCCAAATGTAGTTATTACTACAAAAACAAATGATATCTATGGGATTGTAGATGAGTTCTTCAAAGATAAATTCAAACTTCATTTGTCTCCATCTCCGCGATGTAAGAAACCCAATATATGCCGTGATGTATTTGTTGAACGCATTAAGCATCTGGAAGGCGACATTTTGAGTGAACTCCATAAAAGAAACTCAAAATGTGCCGAGTATGTAAAACAAAATAGAACCTATTTGAAAAAGCTGAAATGCACTCCTAAACAACTTGAAAAATGCGATGAAACCGGATTATATTTATTCCTCTTTGATGACTGGTTAAACCCGCCTATTTCTGTTTAGGGACAACATAGGGCAAAAACCACGTATGAAGTCTCTCTAAAAAACTCTTTTTCACTTCTTCCATATATAACTATTTGAGATAATTTGTATGAATTCCAAAACAATATTGATGTTGTTCATATTGAAATTTATTATTTCCATATAATGGATAGTGTAAAAGAGGTATATTATATTTATTTAAGATATATCCAATACCTACATCTTCAATGGTATATGGATATGTACCATTTTCTTCTTTAAAAATATTATACTCTATACTCTTCATATGATTTATTATGTGTTCTACTGATTTCATTGAAAGATAATAAATTACACCTACAGCATAATCTATACGAGGTATATATGATAATTTTTGTATATCATCTATTGTTTTATCTTTTAATCCATGTAAAATATTTGTAAAATCTTCTTGACGAGTACGATAATAATCATACATAAATGTATTATAAATTCTCTCTTCTTTATATGTTTTTATTATTTCGGTTTTATATCCAATATAATGATATTTATTTGGTGTAGTTGCAAAGTTAATGAGTTTTTCTTCATTAAGCATAATATCATCTCCACATCGTATTATACCTTCTTCTATTGTATAGGTTTCAGATATAATTTTCATACCTAAACAGACCTTTTTCAATAAATGAATATATGAATCTTCACATTTTATAATCAACATGTTTTCAATAAATATATAGTCGTTTGTAATATTTGGATTTCCTAATACATAAAATACTTTATAACCACCATATTCATTATGCTCTAATTTGAATTTTTTAAGTCGCGTGTCTTTATATTTATGACACGAATAAATAATAATCGCCCCTTTAATTTTTTCACTCATTATATAAAATATAAATTATATTATTTAAGTTTTTTTACATTCTGTCATATTTTGTATTCCCTTCTCTCGTAAATATGAATTGGAAGATGTATTTTCATAATTTAAAAATGGATAGATTACAATCTTTTTCTCTCCTATTCTCTCTCGGATGACCTCCAACAAACGACTACATCTCAATGGAAAGTATTCGCAATTTTTAATATCCAGTGTTTGTACGTAGATTTCATAATTAGACGCTATATAACTGACTTCCTCTGGCGGATGTTTCATTGGAAATGAATACCCATACAATGAGAGAACTGACATTCCTATATCATCATTATATTCTATATATTTAAAATCACGATAGATATCGGCGCATAGTAGTCTTGGAGGTGTGTCCGTCGTCAGTGTAATCATAATCGCATTTTGAAATCGCTCTTCTTCTACATTTAATGAAATGGCCGTCATTTCACTAAATTTCGGAATCATTGAATGATATTGAACGAAATCGGCGTGTTCTTCAATTCTATATTTTCCATCAAACAGACTAAATATGTCGCGTGATTTTGCTTCTGTTGTTCCAATATAGACCCCACTCATTTTACATAACTTGGATAAATATGACATTCTCTCAAAATAGTCCAATGTAGATGGGTCTTCACCTCTCAATTGACGGAAATATTCTCGCACTGTTTCAAATACATTATATTCAAAAGTTAATAAGACATCGTCATAATAATCTCCCTCTATGTATAAACGCGATGTGTTATATATATTTTCTATGGCGCTTCTCATACGAGGATCTCGCTCCATCATTTTTACGACTTCTTTCGTTTGCTCATTTTTCAATAACACTTGTGGATAATTCGCAATAATATCAATCACCTTTCGTTCTGTTGGATATTGTAGAGACGCATCCGTATTTATAATTAACATATTTCGCGGAATACGAAACACCCTTTGTCCTTGTATCGCATATTGGTGTTCTATATTTTTCCATTCATAATATATATCATTTGTTTGTGGGTAATTACCTATACCAAATACAAATACAGGAACATAATCCCCAATTGTTTCGGGTAATTTATCCAGTATATCGTGTTTAAACCGCGCCCCAAAAAACTCCATTATATTCATTATTATAATTATGATATTTTCTTTATAAACTGTTTTACCTCTTTTTTCATTGCTTCTCTCTCCTTCTCTCCTAGTTTCGTCCAATAGACCAGATTTCTTAAATATGGAGTTCCAGTCAATTGTTTTTTATGCTTCTCTATGAACATATAATACAATCCGCGCCATATTGGAGACGCTTTCCATCGCTTTCCGCTCATTTGTTCTACATAATTGCCTGTACTTATATACGGTTTGCGCATTGATATGCCCCCATCTGCCCACATTCCCATACTATATACATTTCCAATCATTACCCAATCATAACTATCTATGGAAAATTCCATAAACCATTTATAGACTTCATCGGGATGAATTTCACAGAGGTTCATAAAATTACACATCACCATTAATCGCTGTATATGATGAAGATACCCCGTATTCCACGCCTGTTTAATCGCATCATCTACGGGTTCTATTCCAGTGGTCCCATTATACCATACCGCGGATAATGTTCGCTGATGATTGAAGATATTCTTATGTCGCATATCCGTCTCATAAAACATATATAAATATCGCTGATATTCGCGCCATCCTATGACTTGACGAATAAATGCCTCCATATCTTGTATATCTATTTTGTGGCGCTCATAGTATTTAATCGCTTCAACAATGACATCATTGGGGGTTAAAAGTCCGATATTTAAAAGCGGAGACAAGAGAGAATGGAATAAAACGGGTTCATTAGGAATAAGAGCATCCTCATATTTTCCAAACGAATGGAACCGATGTTTTAAGAAATCAAATAACCATCGTTTTGACGATACATGCGTAATTGGAATATTGAAATCGTCAGTTGTTCCGTGATTTTTGGGAAATGTAGCATTACACCATTTGATAGATTTGGTTATATAGGGATTGGATTTGAGAGAAGGGAGAGAAGGGAGAGAAACAGATTCAGGAATGGCATTCCTATTTTCAGTATCATAGGATTGTTTAATATAGGGGATTTTATGGAGTTTCAACTGATAGGTATAAAACGCCGAATGATTTGCCTTTTTGGGTTCGCCTTTGGACTGGAAGAATTCCAATAGTTGTTCGTGGGTATTCATAAATGAGGGTGTATCCAAATAATGAAGATTAGGGATTTCATTATGGAGTTCATATTCCAATTCATAATCACAAGGGTCAAACAACAAGATTTCTTCGTCTTTGAGAAACGCATATTTTGTCTTCTTAAAGGTATGATAATCTATGAATTGAACGCGACTTCCAATATAATCTACATAATAAAGACACGACGCACGATGAAGTAGGATTTTCTTTTTGTTGAAATTCATTCGTTGTTTGCGTTCTCCATAAAATATTGGATGTTCTACTAAGTATATTTTTTTAAATTCTTTGACATATTCTTTATCAAATAATTGATGTGGAAATAAAAGAAGAGTTGTCATATATAATTGAACCTATATTTATTTATTTTGTTTATAATAAAAATGACTACACGAGAAATTCAGAGAGAAATATGGAAACATCCGATTTCAAGGGAATGGTTTCAATATATAGTAGACCATCCTGAAATTAAATGGGATTATAATTTACTATCTAAAGATCCAAATGTTACGTGGAATATTGTAAAAGCAAATCCACATATTCAGTGGGATTATGATTATTTATCTATTAATCCAAACATTACTTGGGATATTATAAAAGCAAATCCTAATCTACGATGGAATTATGTTTATCTATCATCAAATTTAAATATTACTTGGGAAATTATCCGAACAAATCCTCATTTAGATTGGAATTATACAGTATTATCCGAGCATCCAAACATCACATGGGAAATCGTCCAATCAAATCCTCATATTCAGTGGAATTATAATTATTTATCTAGCAATCCAAATATTACTTGGGATATTGTAAAAGCAAATCCTGAACTACGATGGAATTATAAGAGGTTAAGTATGAATAATCAAAATTCTAATATAAAACATCAATTGTATGTATTACAAATGATACGACTTCAATCCTTATTATTTCAACTCATTAAGAATTGAAATGATATTTATGTTATTCTTTTTTGTATAAGAAATGTCCTATTTCACTTTAAAGAAAGAACACGAGAGAACCATATGGAAACATCCGATTGATATTAAACAAGCAATAAGTAAAGAATGGTTTCAATATATTTTGGATCATCCTGAAAAAAACTGGTGGATTCCTTATTTATCACAAAATCCAAATGTAACATGGGAAATCGTCCAAGCAAATCCACAAATAAATTGGAATTACGAACACTTATCTATGAACCCAAACATAACATGGGAAATTGTCCAAGCAAATCCTGACAAATTTTGGCATTATGAAACATTATCACACAATCCAAACATCACACTGGATATTGTCAAAACCAATCTGGGTTTGTGGAATTATGAATATTTATCAAAAAATCCAAGTATAACATGGGAAATCATCCAAGCAAATCCACAAATACAATGGGATTATAATATGTTATCTTTAAACCCGAATATTATTTGGGAAAATGTAATGGCAACATTAGACAAACGATGGGACTATTTCTGGTTGTCAAAACATCCAAACATCACATGGGACATCATTCAAGCAAATCCAGACAAACATTGGGATTATATAGCATTATCTAGAAATCCAAACATCACGTGGGACATCATTCAAGCAAATCCCGATATTAAGTGGGATTATAGTTCGTTATCATTAAATACAAATATTACATGGGAAATCGTCCAATCAAATCCCGATATAAAATGGAATTATTCTGTATTATCTAGAAATCCAAATATTACATGGGATATTGTAAAAGCAAATCCTGATAAACCGTGGGATTATTTTAGCTTAACATCAAATCCAAATATTACTTGGGATATTATAGATGCAAATCCTGATAAAGAATGGGATTATGCTATTATATTGATACAGAAAAATGAAATAAATAGAAAAAAACGATGTTATGAACTTGGAATGATACGACTACAATCCGTATTATTTCAACGCATTAAGAATTGAAATCATATTATAACTATTCTTTTTTATATAACAAACTTAAAATGTCCTATTTCACTTTGAAGAGAGAACATGAGAAAACGATATGGAAACATCCGATTGATATTAAAGAAGCAATTAGTAAAGAATGGTTCCAATATATATTAGACCATCCTGATAAAGAATGGAATTATTCTATTATATCTATGAATCCAAATATTACATGGGAAATCATTCAAGCAAATCCAGATATTAAATGGGATTATAAGGATAGACTATCTTTTAATCCAAATATAACATGGGAAATCATTCAAGCAAATCATCATATTCAATGGCGTTATGATTTCTTGTCAAAAAATGAAAATATTACATGGGATATTATTGAAGCAAATCCTGATAAACAATGGCATTATTATTATTTATCATTTAATCCAAATATCACATGGGAAATTGTCCGAGCAAATCCTGATAAACCGTGGGACTTTAATTGTTTAACAATTCATCCTAATATTACATTTGATATTATCAAATCAAATCAAGATTATAGATGGAATTATAGATGGTTATCATCCAATCCGAATATTACTTGGGAAATCGTCCAATCAAATCCTGATATAGAATGGGATTATAACGCATTGTCTAAACATCCAAATATAACATGGGAAATCATTCAAGCAAATCCAGATAAACCGTGGAATTATTATTATATGTCATTAAATCCAAATATTACATGGGAAATCGTTCAATCTAATCCAGATAAAGATAAAGAATGGGATTATTACACATTAACTATTCATCCATCTGTAATGATAGATACGATTTTGTCTAATTCAGACAAATATTGGAATAATTCTATTATATCTATGAATCCAAATATTACATGGGATATTGTTGAGTCTGAAAAAGATAAATTATGGAATTACTATGATTTATCTATGAATATTCAAAGTTTAAACAGAACACAACGCACCAAACATTTAAAAATGATACGACTACAATCCGTATTATTTAAAATCATCAAGAATTGAAATTAAGAATTGAAATGATATTATAACTATTCTTTTTTATATAACAAACTTAAAATGTCCTATTTAACTTTGAAGAGAGAACACGAGAGAAGGATATGGAAACATCCAATAGATATTTCAAAATCAATAAGTAAAGAATGGTTTCAATATATATTAGACCATCCTGATAAAGAATGGGAAGATTATGATATATCAATAAATCCAAATATTACATGGGAAATTATACAATCAAAACCTAATGCAAAATGGAGTTATACAGATTTATCAATACATAAAATTATAACATGGGATATTGTTATAGCAAATCCTGATAAACCATGGATATATCATTGGATGTCTAATAATCCAAATATTACATGGGACAATGTTATGGCAAATTCTGATAAACCATGGAATTATGAATGGTTATCTAAAAATCCAAATATTACATGGGAAAATGTAAAAGCAAATCTTGATAAACCATGGAGTTACGAATGGTTATCTACAAATCCAAATATTACTTGGGATATTGTTAAAGGAAATTCTGATAAACGATGGAATTATGAACTATTATCTAAAAATTCAAACATCACATGGGATATTGTAAAAGCAAATCCTGATAAACGATGGAATTACATTTTGTTATCACAAAATCCAAATATTACATGGGATATCATTCAAGCAAATCCACATATTAAATGGGAATATCATTATTTATCATCACATCCAAATATTACATGGGAAATCATTCAAGCAAATCCTGATAAACCGTGGAGTTATAGTAGGTTATCATCAAATCCAAATATTACATGGGAAATCGTTCAAGCAAATCTTGATAAACCATGGAACTTTCATACATTATCAAGCCATCCAAATATTACATGGGATATTGTAAAAGCAAATCCACAGATTGAATGGGACTATGAAGAATTATCTCTAAATCCAAATATTTCATGGGAAATTGTAGAAGAAAATAATGAAAGGAGATGGTATTATGAAATATTATCTGAAAATCCACAAACAAAAGTCAGAGAGAAGCGAACAAATGAATTATGTATGATACGACTACAATCCATATTATTTCAACGCATTAAGAATTGAACTCATATTATTACCATTCTTTTTTATAACAACCACAAATTAATATGTCCTATTTCACTTTGAAGAGAGAACACGAGAGAACGATATGGAAACATCCGATTGATATTAAACAAGTAATAAGTAAAGAATGGTTTCAATATATAGTAGACCATCCTGAAAAACAATGGAATTATTCTTATTTATCAGAAAATCAGAATATCACATGGGAACATGTCCAATCTACTCCAGATAAACCGTGGAATTATACTTTATTATCTAAAAATCCAAATATAACATGGGAAATTATCCAAGCAAATCCACATATACATTGGGATTATACTTTATTATCATTAAATCCAAACATTACATGGGATATTGTCCAATCTAATCCTGATAAACGATGGGACTATACCTATTTATCACGAAAATCAAATATTACATGGGAAATCGTCCAAGCAAACCCGCATATTGAATGGAATTATATTTATTTATCATTAAATCCAACTATAACATGGGAAATCATCCAAACCAATCCTGATAAACCGTGGAGTTATTATTGGTTATCATCAAATCCAAATATTACATTAGATATTATTAAAGCAAACCCAGATAAAACGTGGAACTATAGTAATTTATCAGAAAATCCAAATATTACATGGGAAATCGTTCAAGCAAATCCACAGATTGAATGGAATTATAATATATTATCACGACATCCAAATATTACATGGGAAATCATTCAAGCTAATCCTGATAAACCATGGAGTTATTATTGGTTATCATTAAATCCAAATATTACATGGGATATCGCCCAATCAAATCCTCATATTCAATGGGAATATTATTTATTACCTCAAAATATTCAAACTACAAACAGAAAACAACGCATCAGACATTTTCAAATGATACGACTACAATCCATATTATTTCAACACATTAAGAATTGAAATGATATTATTACCATTCTTTTTTATATAAGAAATGTCCTATTTTACATTGAAGAGAGAACATGAGAGAACCATATGGAAACATCCGATTGATATTTCAAACTCAATAAGTAAAGAATGGTTTCAATATATATTAGACCATCCTGAAAAAACATGGAATTATTATGTATTGTCTAATAATCCAAATATTACATGGGAAATTGTCCAATCTAATCCTAATAAATCATGGAGTTATAATATCTTGTCACGAAATCCAAACATTACATGGGAAATCATTCAAGCAAATCCTGATATCCAGTGGAAGTATATATGGTTATCAACAAATCCAAATATAACATGGAAAATCGTTCAAGCAAATCCAGATAAACCGTGGGATTATACCAGATTATCAGAAAATCCAAGTATAACGTGGGAAATCGTCCAAGCAAATCCAGATAAACCATGGGATTATCCTTATTTATCATTAAATCCAACTATAACATGGGATATCATCCAATCCAATCCCGATAAACCGTGGAGTTATAATATGTTATCATTAAATCCAAACATTACTTGGGAAATTGTAAAAACAAATCCTGATAAACCATGGAATTATTCTTTATTATCCAAACATCCAAATATTACATGGGAAATTATTCAATCTAATCCTCAAATAGAATGGGATTATTTATGGTTATCAGAAAATCCAAATATAACATGGGAAATTATCCAATCTAATCAAACTAAACCATGGGATTATTATAGTGGATTATCAGAAAATCTAAATATTATGTGGGAAATCGTTCAATCAAATCCTCAAATTCAGTGGAATTATTATAATTTATCCAGAAATAGTCAAACAGCAAACAGAAAACAACGCACCAAACATTTAAAAATGATACGACTCCAATCCATATTATTTCAGCTCATTAAGAATTGAAATTATATTATAGACATTCTTTTTTATAACAACAAATCAATATGTCTTACTATACTTTGAAGAGAGAACACGAGAGAACGATATGGAAACATCCGATTGATATTTCAAACTTAATAAGTAAAGAATGGTTTCAATATATAGTAGACCATCCTGAAAAAGAATGGAATTATACTTATTTATCATTAAATCCAATTATAACATGGGAAATCCTCCAATCCACTTCAAATAAACCATGGCGTTATTTTCATATATCATCCAATCCAAATATAACATGGGATATTATTAAAACAAATCCAAAACAATGGGATTATACTACATTATCAGAGAATCCAAATACCACATGGGAAATCGTTCAATCCAAGCCTGATAAACCATGGAATTATTCTTTATTATCCAAACATCCAAATATTACTTGGGATATTATTAAAGCAAATCCAGATAAACCGTGGGATTATTGTATGGTATCAGCAAATCCAAATATTACATGGGAAATCGTCCAATCAAACCCGCAGATTGAATGGTATTATTCTTTGTTATCAGAACATCCAAATATTATATGGGAAATCGTCCAATCTAATCCTGATAAACCATGGAGTTATAATATTTTATCAAGAAATCCAAATATTACATGGGAAATCGTCCAACCAAATCTTCATAAATTGTGGAACAATAATACTTTATCAGAAAATCCAAATATTACATGGGATATTGTAAAAGCAAATCCACAGATTGAATGGAATTATTCTTTATTATCAAGACATCCAAATATTACATGGGATATCGTTCAAACAAATCCAGATAAACCGTGGAGCTATTACTGGTTATCATTAAATCCAAATATTACATGGGATACCGTCCAATCAAATCCTCAAATAGAATGGAATTATACTTTGTTATCTATGAATAGTCAAACTACAAACAGAAAACAGAGAACTTATTATTTAAAAATCATACAACTTCAATCCATATTATTTCAAATGATTAAGAATTGAAACGATATTATTACTATTCTTTTTTTATAACAACAAATACACTATGTCCTATTTCACTTTGAAGAGAGAACATGAACGACAAATATGGAAACATCCGATTCATATTAAACAAGCAATAAGTAAAGAATGGTTCCAATATATATTAGACCATCCTGAAAAACAATGGTTTTATTATAGGTTATCAGAAAATCCAAATATTACATGGGAAATCGTTCAATCAAATTCAAATATAAGATGGGAATATAATGTTTTATCAGAAAATCCAAATATTACATGGGAAATTGTCCGAGCAAATCCTCATATACGATGGGATTATTATTTATTATCGTTTAATCCAAATATTACTTGGGAAATCGTCCAAGCAAATCCAGATATACAATGGCGTTATAATATTTTATCAAGAAATCCAAATATTACTTGGGAAATCGTTCAAGCCAATCCTGATAAATTGTGGAATTATAATTGGTTATCAAAAAATCCAAATATTACTTGGGATATTGTAAAAGCAAATCCTGATAAACCGTGGAATTTTAACTATTTAACATTAAATAAAAATATTACATGGGAAATCGTCCAAGCAAATCCTCAAATAGAATGGAATTATAGTTGGTTAACAAAAAATCCAAATATTACTTGGGAAATCGTTCAATCCAATCCTCAAATAGAATGGAATTATTTCTGGTTATCAAGAAATCCAAATATTACATGGGAAATCGTCCAAGCAAATCCTTATATTCAGTGGGATTATGATTCTTTATCTACCAATCCAAATATTACATGGGAAATCGTTAAAGCAAATCCTGATAAACCAT